ACCTGAATTTGGACTTGACAAGTATGTGGATTATGATGTACAATACAATAAGACTTTCTTGGAACCGATCAAAGGTATTCTGGATTGTATAGGTTGGAAAACAGAGAAATCCAATTCAATTGAAGACTTTTTTAGTTAGGTTATATTATGAAACTGTTTTCAGATGATGATGATTATTTTCCAATTGATGTTAATAAAATTAAAACTGATGCAATAAAGGAATACAAAAATATGAGTGTATTAGATAAAATTAAAAAGAATTCCAGTATTAAAGAATCTGCAATTCTTTCAAAGTCCAAATTCTTTACAGAAAAGGATATGATACCAACTGCCATTCCTGCAATAAATGTTGCATTGTCTGGTAAGTTGGATGGTGGTCTTACACCTGGTCTTACTATGTGGGCTGGTCCTAGTAAACATTTTAAGACTGCATTTAGTTTGTTGATGGCGAAATCTTACTTGGAGAAATATGACGATGCGGCCCTTTTATTCTACGATAGTGAATTTGGCACACCACAATCTTACTTTGATAGCTTTGGAATTGATACTGATAGGGTACTTCATACTCCATTAACTGATATTGAACAACTCAAGTTTGATATTATGAATCAGTTGAAAGAACTCAATCGCGGCGATCATCTGATTATTGTGGTTGATTCTATTGGTAATCTTGCTTCTAAGAAAGAAGTAGACGATGCTCTTGATGGTAAATCTGTTGCTGATATGTCAAGAGCAAAACAAGTCAAATCTCTGTTTCGTATGGTAACACCACATCTATCATTAAAAGATATTCCTATGATTGTGGTAAATCATACATACAAAGAAATCGGAATGTTCCCCAAAGATATTGTTGGTGGGGGTACGGGTTCTTACTATTCTGCTGATAACATTTTTATTATCGGAAGACAACAGGAAAAAGATGGTAAGGAACTGGTTGGTTATGACTTCATAATCAACGTGGAGAAGTCACGCTATGTCAAGGAAAAATCTAAAATACCTATTACTGTTTCTTTTGATGGTGGTCTTAGTAAGTGGTCTGGTTTGTTGGAACTGGCCCTCGAATCAGGACATGTTGTTAAACCCTCTAATGGATGGTACTCTAAAGTCAATATTGAAACAGGTGAAGTAGAAGAAAAGAAGTGTAGAGAAAAAGATACCGATACTAAAGAATTCTGGTCGTCTATTTTAAAAGACAAAACGTTCTCGACATTTATTGAGAACAAATACAGAGTTTCATCTGGTAGTATTATTCAAGAAGAGGTTGAAAATGATTGAAGGTATTGATTATTCTTATATTTACCCTGCAAATGATGATACAACGGTACATATAAAATTAATGTCTGGAGAATATGTTGATACTATTTTTAAATATGGAAAAGTAGATTTTGAAGAAAAAAATGAACAAGCCTATTTACATTTTGGGTTTGATGTGATACAATCTACTATCATGAAACCGCGCAAATTAGAGAAGAATAAAGACTTCAGAAATTACATAGGCGGATTGTTGATCGAAATCATTAGTGCAAATTTAGACCAGGAAATTATTGATGAAAGTGGAACAACTGATATTGAAGAATCTGATTCACAACGAGGACTACTTTCGTAAGGTTCTTCCTTTCTTAAAGAAAGAATATTTCAGTGATAATGTAGAAAGGTTAATTTTCGAAGAGGTTGTAACTTTCTCAGAGGGTTACAACCAACAACCCAGCATTCCTGCTCTGCAAATTGCAATCGACGAAAAGAAAGGGTTAAATAGTGAAGAAGTATATAATGCATTAGATTATATCAAAGAGCATTTAAAGACTAATGATGAAAACAACTCTGAGTGGGTTCTTGATAAAACAGAGTTGTTCTGTCAAGAAAAAGCAATCTATAATGCAGTATTAGAATCCATTCATATTCTTGATGGAAAAAGTAAATCACTAGAGAAAGGTGTTATTCCGAAATTGTTATCGGATGCCCTTTCCGTTTCTTTTAATGACTCGGTGGGACATGACTATTTCGAAAACTCCAATGAACGATACGAATTCTATCACAGACAAGAAGAACGTATACCTTTCGACCTCGATTATTTCAACAAAATTACGAAAGGTGGTTTACCTTCTAAAACTCTCAATATTGCATTGGCTGGAACTGGTGTTGGTAAGTCTCTTTTCATGTGTCATGTTGCTGCTGCTTGCATGGTACAAGGTAAAAATGTTCTTTATATCACGTTGGAAATGGCTGAAGAACGAATTGCTGAACGTATTGATGCAAATCTATTGAATGTCCGTGTAGATGCACTGGATAAACTAACTCAAGAAGAATACAATAAGAAAGTTTCTAGAGTTAGAAACAAAACGAATGGTAAACTTATCATTAAAGAATATCCAACTGCATCTGCATCGTCTACGCATTTTAGAGCATTGTTGAATGAACTTAATCTTAAACGTAATTTCAGACCTGATATCATCTTTATTGATTATCTCAATATCTGTACTTCTTCTCGTATTAAACATAGTGCAAATATTAATTCCTATACCTATGTCAAATCCATTGCTGAAGAACTTCGTGGTCTTGCGGTCGAATTTGATGTTCCTGTTGTCAGTGCTACACAGACTACAAGAAGTGGGTTCTCTAGTTCTGACCCTGGATTGGAAGATACTTCTGAATCATTTGGACTCCCAGCAACGGCAGATTTAATGTTTGCATTAGTATCTTCTGAAGAATTAGAAGAACTAGGTCAAATTATGGTTAAACAGTTGAAGAATAGATACTCTGACCCTAATGCATATAAAAGGTTTGTTGTTGGGGTTGATAGGTCGAAAATGAGGTTGTATGATATAGAACAATCTGGCCAAGAAGATTTAGTCGATATTGGTGTTGTTAACGATAGTAATCCAAAGAAAAAGTTTGAGGGTTTTACAGTATGAGTTTATCAATAAGTGATGCTATTTACATTACTAAGGTGTATGAAAATTATTTTGGTAACATCAATAGTATTGATCAATATATGAGGGAACAGAAACTTGCATCTTTAGATAAGATTGTTAGTTCTCTCTTTCCACCGGAAGATGATCTATTTTCTGATTTTACTATGCACCCAAAGGATATGGAATTCGATGTAGTTCAAATTCCCAATAAACAATGGAATACATTAGTAGATATCACTTCTTCTCATATCAATAATGATATGCCAGCTAGAAATTACAAGTTGGCGGTTATCGAAAAGAAAACACAAAAATATGTAGGTTTCATTCGTCTAGGTTCTCCTGTTATCAACTGTAAACCACGTAATGATATGTTAGGTCAAGTGTTCACTCAACAAAAAGAGTGGTCTAAACGTTTTAATGAAACTACATTGATGGGGTTTGTTATTGTTCCTGCACAACCATTTGGGTATAATTATCTGGGTGGTAAATTATTGGCAGCAATTTGTTGTTCACATAAAGTAAGAGAAATGTGTAACGAAAAATACAATATGAACATGTGTCTATTTGAAACTACGAGTCTTTATGGTAGTTCTAAAACAGTATCTCAATATGATGGCATGAAACCATACATTCGATTCAAAGGTTTAACACAAAGTGATTTTCTACCTTTGATGCATGGTAAACCATATAGTGATCTTGTTGAGTTTGTTGAGAATAGATGTGGCGAGATAGTTGATAAAAATGCTTCTAGTAAAAAAATGAAAATATCTCAGAAAATAATTTCATTAACCAAACAAACACTAAAGGGAACCGACGAACTTAAAAAATTCAATCAGATTATTGAAAGTGCAAAGTCTCTTACTGAACAGAAAAGATACTATATTTCTAACTATGGTTTCTCTAATTATATCGACTATGTAAACTGCAAAACTGATACTTTGATTAAAGACCCACAAAATTATGATAAGTTTGAGTTAGATAATATTATTGAATGGTGGAGAAAGAAGGCAGTTAATCGTTATGAAACATTGAAGAATGATGGTAAAATAAGAACTGAAATTGAGGTCTGGACTTCTGGTAAAGACATTGATATCATTAGATAAATAGTTTTATTTGAGATATTAAATGGCTACTGACGCTAAAGAAACAGAGAAGCAAGAAAACGGTTCTAGAGTTTATTTCGAAGCCTATATCGAAAAAAACGAAAGGGATTTTGCTAAACTTTCTGTGTTAGTACAAAAAGTATACCCGAATGTCAGTAATGAGTGGATGGAGTCATTTCGAAAACAAGCAGAGGCACTGAAAGGATATATAGGTAATACTAATACTTCAAAAGGTTATGTTTATTCGCGTGATAGTGGGTTTATGCCTTATATTGAAGATATTGCGAAAAAGAAATGTGGGGTATCTGTTAAGGATAGATGGAACCCCGCTGATATATACATGATAAAGAAAAACAAAGAAAAGGAAGTTATGAAAGTATTATCTGAGATAACAATTTCAGATGATAAAGATGCAAATTTAATGGCTCTTAATTCATACATGAAAGAATTGGTCATGTCTAAAGATATGATACCAGTTTCGTTGAAAGCGATAGCTACAAAAACTAAATCTGCAAAAGCTGAACCTGCTAACCTTGGTGGTACTTCACATAAATTTGATATGAAATTAAAGAAAGGTTCATTGAAATGCATTTTATCTATCGGTCATAAAAATGCATATGAATTTGATACAGGTGAAGTTGCTTTTGACTTTTATGTGGATGGGGAAGAAATTCACGGCCAAGCGCGAAATTTTCAATACAGTAAAGCAAGAAACTTGGTGCAGACGGATTTAACACCAAAGGGTCGGTCTGGTGGAGCCAAGTTAGGTAAAGTATCTTCGGTTGCATTAGATTCATTTCTTACAAAACATGGTTTGGATAGACCATCATCTGCCGCTAAAGACCCGAATATAGATTTACCTGGTCAATGGACAGAAACAAATATAAAGTATTGGATTAAATTTATTAAAGAATTACAGAAAGAAAGAGTTGGTGGTTCAGAAATAGATTTGGGTGACATGGAAGTAAAGATTGACAATATAAGAGAAACAGGTCCAGAAGCAATAATAAAAAATGCAATTTTATTCGAAGATAAAACTAGAAGTTCTGCTGGTAAATTTTCATCAAAATTAATTGGACTTCGTTGGGCTAAAGTTTGGGTGGAAATAGATAGAAAGGGGTTAATGGATGAGTGGTTACTGACCCTTTACCTTGGTGCTAAAAAGGAATTTGGAAACAAAAACGGACCATTTATAAAAATATATTAATTATTCTGAGGTTATTATGACTGCAACTGTGATTATCCCTACTACGGGATCGCGTGAATTGGAATTATCGATAAATAGTGTTCTAAATCAATCATATTATACACAACTATATCTCGTAGTTGATGGTGAAGAATATGTTGATAAAGTTAATAGTATTCTTAATAGAAGTAAATTATTAGATCATGATATAAAATTATGCGTCCTTCCTCAAAATGTAGGTGCAAATGGATTCTATGGACATAGAATCTATGCTGCATTTACTCATCTAATCAATACTGATTATGTTCTGTATCTAGATCAAGATTGTTGGTTTGAACCTAATCATGTGGAAAGTCTAGTTAATACCATTGAACAAAATAATATTGATTGGTCTTATTCATTAAGAAAGATTGTTGATTCTGGAGGTAACTACATATGCAATGATGATTGTGAATCGATTGGGTTATGGGCTCCATATGCACAATATAATCATATCGACACTAATTGTTATTGTATAAAAACTTCAATAGCAACTAAAGTTGCATCTGTATGGCATGGTGGTTGGGGTCAAGATAGAGTATTTTTCAATACATTGTTCCAACATTTTAGAAATGTAAGGTGTACTGGTGAATACACTGTGAATTATAGATTAGGTGGTAATGAAGGTTCTGTTAAATCGGAATTTTTCTTGCTTGGTAATAAAGTGGTTGAGCAAAGATATAATGGGGTTTACCCATGGCGAAAGATTTAATTATATTGGAGTTTTTATGAATGTTAGTATTTTTTCTCTGTATTGGGATAATGGTAAATCTCTTTATGAATTGAATAAAAAGGTAACTGATCATTTTGAATTGAATGTCAATTATCACAATTTAAATAATATTAGACATGGGCATTGGATGGATAATATTATGCATAATTGTAATTCTGAGGTAATCGGTTTCTTTGATGTGGATTGTATCCCTACGAATAGAGATATTGTTGAAAAGAGTATTTCTTATGTTGTAGAAAATAATTCTTTTATTGGTATTGCACAAGCTAGTAACCACATTCCTCCCTGTTCTCATATTTTTGCTGCTCCTGCATTCTTCTTTATAACAAAAGATTGTTATATGAATAGGTTAAACAAACCATCATTCTTAGAGAATGAGAGGTCTGATGTGGCAGAAGAAGTCAGTTATGTCGCTGAAGAAAAGAATGTAAAGTATAGATGTTTTTATCCTACTCACTTTGAAAGACCTTCTACTGAAGGAGTTTGGGATTTGAGTAACTATGGTAAGTTTGCTATAGGAACACATTTTAATGGTGGGATATATCATCTATATCAAGGTAGATTTGCAAATAATGTCGCGTTGTTCAATGAGAGATGTAATCAAATCATTAGTGGTAACTTCTCTACTCAAAATATGATTAGTAGTGTAGAACTATGAAAATTGCTTTCTATTTAAATAACCTTTCTTTTAGAGGAACTACAGTTGCCACTTTGGATTATGCATATTATAATGAAAAGATTCTTGGTAATGAATCTATTATAATCTATCCAAATAAATTAATAAACGAAAATATCGATATTAACTTCTCAAAAAGATACGAAATTGCTGAAAAATGTAAATCTAATTTTCTTACCATTGCGTATGAAACTAATGAAGAAATCATATCCAAACTAGATGAATTGAATTGTCATCATGTCTACATGTTGAAAGCTGGATTTAGAGATGATGTTTGGTTTGAAGGAAAAACCAATTTAGTTCATGCTGTATTTGGTTGTTATGATCCACATGGAACTTATGCATATGTGTCTAAGTGGTTATCCGAATCTGTTTCTAATAATACGATTCCATATGTTCCTCATATCGTCAAACTACCTAAAGAACAGACAGAAAATTTTAGAGAGAAATATAACATAACAAAAGATAAGATAGTAATTGGACGATATGGTGGGTTTGATCAATTTGATATTCAATTCGTTCATAATATCATTTCTTTTGTTGTTAGTAATGATCCAAAATTTGTTTTTATGTTTGTCAATACTAGAAAGTTTATAGATCATCCGAATGTATTATTTTTGGATGCTATGATTGACTCTCAAGAGAAAACCAATTTTATTTTATCATGTGATGCAATGATTCATGCCCGTAGTGATGGTGAATCTTTTGGTCTATCTATTGGTGAATTTTTATTCCACAACAAACCTGTATTTTCATTTGGCGGCGGCCGAGACAAAAATAATGTAGAACTTTTGCAAAAATATGGATTGATATTCAATAATGAATATGAATTGCTTGACAAAATCTTCAAATTGAAGTATAATGGATACACTGAACAATTTTCAGAAATTGTTAAAATTTTCTCTCCAGAGAATGTGATGGAAAGATTTCATGAAATATTTTTAAGGAAATGAGCATGCAAAATAATGTGGTTTTAAAAGAAGCAAAAACTTTGGAAGATTTCTTAGTTCTAAGAAACATCAGAAATGAATGTAGAGAATTTATGACAAGAGATATTTCATATATTTCAGAAGATCAACAAAAACAATGGTTTGAAAAAATTAAATCTAACCCAGATAACACATTTAAAATTTTCCTATTATATTTAATTGAAAATGGTGTGATTGCGAGTCCGATTGGATATGGTCTTATCAGACAAGAAGGAGACTTTTCTGTTGTATCCGGTGGATTAGTCGAGACATGTAGAGGAAAAGGATATGGGAATGTATTATTCGAATATTTAATTAAAAATATCGATGATAATACTTCTATTAAATTGGAAGTATTGAAGAAAAATACAAGAGCGTTTGTTATCTATAATAAATTAGGTTTCCGTGTTATTAATGATGATGGTAAAATTATAACAATGGAATATAATAATAATTCACAAATGTAAAATTCAACACATGGTATAATATATGAAAAGAATTCCTCTTTTTAAAGTAAAAATGTCCGATACTGCAAAGGAAGCAGTATCAAAGGTATTAGAATCTGGTTTTATTGGACAGGGATCAGTAGTAGAAGATTTTGAAGATGCACTTAAAATAGAGTTACGAAGTAAAACAAGACCCGTAACTGTCAACTCCTGCACATCTGCTATTGATTTAGCATTAGATTTATGTGGTGCAGAATTCGGAGATGAAATTATTTCTACTCCACAAACTTGTTTTGCTACTCAAGTAGGTGCTATCCATAGAGGTCTCAAAATTCGTTGGGCAGATATTGACCCTATTACTGGATTAATTAATCCTGAATCAGTCAAATCGTTGATTACAGAAAAGACCAAAGCCATTTTATGTGTAGATTGGGCTGGAAAGTTTTGTGATTTTGGTACTCTAAAATCTTTTGGTATTCCAGTTATCGAAGATGCTGCTCATGTTTGGGATGTGTTTAACGAAACACCATGTGAACGAGGGGATTATATTTGTTATAGTTTTCAAGCTATTAAATTTTTAACATCTTCTGATGGTGGACTTCTAATTTGTCCAGAAGATAAAGAAGAAAGTGCAAGAATTCTTCGTTGGTATGGATTGGACAGAACTAAAAAGCAATCATTCCGTTGCACTCAAAATATTACGTCTGCTGGATATAAGTATCATATGAATGACGTATGCGCTTCAATCGGACTCTCTAATATAAATTCAGCTAGAGAATCTGTAAACAAACATAGAGAAAACTCTAAACGAATAATCAACGAAGTTAATAATTCCAAATTAATTTTGCCTGTTTGGGACGAAACTAATTCTTACTGGTTATTCAGTATGCATGTTTTAAATGGTCGCAAAGATGATTTTACAAAATATCTTGATGAAAGAGGTATTGAGTCTAGTCCCGTTCATTATAGGAATGATAAGTATGATTGTACTTTCAAATTTCAAGAAAACGATTTACCTGGAGTAAATTCATTTTCCGAAACACAAATTTGTATTCCTAATGGGTGGTGGTTATCTGAATCTGATATCAGTTACATCATACAAACTTTAAATAGTTATAATTGAGAAATGTAATGCCAAGAATTTCTGTTTGTGTTCCTGTATATGAAATGAAAGATGGGTTTGGAGAAAGATTTCTTATTGAATTTTTTTCAAATTTAACAATTCAAACTTTTAAAGATTTTGATGTAGTAGTATCGGATCAATGTGAATCTGATATATTAAAGAATGTTTGTGATATGTTTTCCAAAGTTCTTGATGTAAAATATTTCAAAAATAAAAGTAATATTAAAAATGCTGCTAATAATGTAAACAATGCCATTAATAATGCGACAGGTGAAATTATCAAGTTACTTTATATGGATGATTTTTTCGTTGATGTTAATGCATTATATAAAATTTCTAATGCTTTCCAAGAAAATGATGGCAAGTGGTTAATAAATGGGTTTGTTCATTGTAACATGGATAAATCGAAATATTTTGATGCTAGAATTCCTTGGTATGGTAATAAGTATGTGAATGGTGATAATACTACAGGCAACCCATCTACTTATGCTGTAAGAAAGGAATGTTTATTGGAGATGGATGAAAATCTGTTGTGGATAGTAGATGGTGAATATTTTTATAGGTCTTTTTTTTATCATGGTGATCCGATTATCATTAATGATATATTAGTTTGTTTTAGGGAACATCAAGACTCTGCTTTTTTAGACCCAAAATTTAGAGAATTGGATACTAAAGAAAGACAATATTGTATTGATAAATTTAAAAACATTAAAAAATAATTGAATAATTTTTATGAAAGATATTAATATTTTAATAATTGGTGGTAATGGATATGTTGGTTCATATCTGTCTGAACATCTAAAATCTAAACAATATAAGGTAGATGTTTATGGAAATAGAAATCAAGATTATAATATATTAACTAACGAGTTCCTGTCCATATATGAATATGTTATTTTATTAGCTGGACATTCTAGTGTTGCTTGTTGTAATGGTGAATTGAAATCTTCATGGAATAATAATGTAAGAAATTTTGCAAATCTTGTAGAAAAAACTAATCAAAATCAAAAAATAATATATGCCAGTAGTGCCTCTGTATATGGTAATAAAGGGGGTAAAGTATTTAATGAAACGGACATGTCGTTAGAATATATTAATAATTATGATTTAACAAAATGTGCTCTGGATTTACTCGCTTTAGATTATATTAATAAAGGCAAAAAAATTATAGGATTAAGGTTTGGAACAGTAAATGGGTCATCTCCAGTTATAAGGCGAGATTTAATGATTAATTCTATGTTGTATTCCGCAATATTTAATAATATAATCAACATCAATAATAAAAATATATCAAGACCGATTTTATCAATAAAAGACCTAAGTAATGCTGTAGAACGTATAATCTTTTCTGAATTTTCTAGTGGAATATACAATCTGGCATCTTTTAATTCTAATGTGGATGAAATATCCAAAAGTGTTCAAAACAAAACTGGTGTTAAAATCATAGATCATGGGGATTTTGATGGAGTATATGATTTTATAATTGATACTACATTATTTAAACAAACGTTTAATTTTACATTTCAAGACACCATGCAATCTATTATTGATGATGTTATTGAATGTTATAATGACAACCAGACCAAAATAGTAACAAGAAATACTTATTTCCATTATGAAAACTAAAATAGACTATGTAACAGTTATATTTAAAAATTATGATTTATTGGATATACAAAGAGAGTTATTAAAAACTTTTGTAGGTGAAGAAAATTATAATTTTATAATTGTGGATAATACACCACCGAATGAAAAAAAAACAATACTCCCAAATGATAATGAAATACTTGTATTGAGAGATAGTATTAATGAATTTGATGGAATATCACATGGGTCAGCATTAGACCTTGGGTTAAAATATGTAACCTCTGATATTGTTTGTTTGATGGATTCGGATTTCTTTATATTAAATAACAACATACATGACTATGTATTAAATAAATTTAGTGAGGGTTATTTAGCTGTTGGTGCAGAATGGAATGATGGTGAAGCCACTATACCGGTAGTTAACACATTTCCCGATAAATTTGATAATATACCATGTTGTTTTTGTGGATATTATGATGTTAATATTGCCACATCTAATTCTTGGGTAATAACCCCAAATGAAATTGACAGATCAACTTCTTTTATAGAAGTAGGATGGAGAATAAGGAAATATATACTTGATAATAATATCAAAAGTATGCATTGGAAAACAAATTCTAGGGTTAATAAGAATTGCGTTTTTAGAGACAACAATGATATTCTAATGGGTGTTCATTATGTTGCGGGATCACATAGAAGAATCGGTGATAACCCTAAAGAAAATATATTAAACGAATTGAAGGGATATAAGTAATGAGTTATAAGAAAATTGAAAAATGTTTATGTTGTGATAATGATGAATTGGATTTTGTTCTTGATTTAAACTCACAACCACTAGCTAATAGTTATTTAAAAAATAAAGATGATGAAGAAGATGTATTTCCTTTGGGAATTAATTATTGCCCAAAATGTACTCATATACAATTGACTCATGCTGTTGATCCAGATTTATTGTTTAAAGATTATCTATATGTCAGTGGAACAACAAAAACATTAAGAGATTATTTCGACTGGTTCTCTAGTTTCACTAACAGTTATACAATTGGTCGTAAAGTTTTGGATATTGCTTGTAATGATGGTTCTCAACTAGATGCATTTACCAGAAGAAATATTGGGTTTAAAACATATGGTATCGATCCAGCCGAAAACTTATTCGATATCAGTTCTAAAAATCATAATGTTATTTGTGATTATTTAACTGAAGAAAGTCTCAAAAAGTTTGATACAAAGTTTGATATAATCATAGCACAAAATGTGTTTGCCCATAACACATATCCTAAACAATTTTTAGAATTGTGTAAAACGGCTTTAAATGAATATGGTAGAATTTTCATTCAAACTTCACAAGCAGATATGGTAAAAAATAATCAATTTGATACCATTTATCATGAACATATTTCTTTTTTTAGTGTAAAATCATTCTGCACATTAGCAAAGAATGCTGGGTTAAGTGTGATTGATGTTGTAAGAACTCCGATTCATGGAACAAGTTTTGTATTCGTTTTATCAAATTCTTTGGAGGATAAATCTGAAAAGTTTATTGCAAGAGAAGATAACCTATCACAAGAAGTTATTGTTAGATATGTAGAAAATTGCAAAAGAATTTCCAATGAAACTTTTAATAAAATATCAGAATTAAGAGAACTTGGATATAAAATCATTGGATATGGTGCTGCAGCTAAAGGTAATACTTTTTTAAATTTTTCTAAATTTCAACTAGATTATATACTCGACGATAATCCATTGAAACATAATATGTATAGTCCTGGAAGTAAAATTAAAATCGTACCACCTAATTATCTATTAAATGAAACTGGAAAAATTTGTATTGTTCCTCTTGCGTGGAATTTCTTTGATGAGATAAAAGAAAAAGTATTATTAATGCGTGACGAAGATATTATATTCTTAAAATATTTTCCAGAGGTTGAAATTTCACAATGAAAAAAACAGTAATATCCCACTTTTATAATGAAGAATATTTGTTACCTTGGTGGTTAAATCACCATAAACAAATATTCGATCAAGGAATAATGATAAATTATGAATCCACTGATAATTCGGTAAATATCATCAAAGAAATATGTCCTGATTGGAAAATTATTCAATCAAAAAATGAATATTTTGGCGCCGAGGAAATAGACAAAGAAGTTTCTGAAATAGAAAAAGAAATAGAAGGATGGAAAATATGTCTTAATACTACAGAATTTATTATTGGGAATTTTTCAATCCTAGAACATTCTCCAACGGAACATATTAATTTAGGTGGTAGAGCAACCAGAGTGACTACAGGATATGGAATTCCAGTGCATGTTATGATTGATAATGATAGAGATAATCTACCAGTTTATGAAAAATCATTAATCGAACAAAAATACTATGGTATGCATTATAAAGAAGGTGGATTTAATTTAAGGTTTGGAAGGTTGATACATAATTCTAATAACATAGAATATCCTATTGGAAGACACTTTGATTATACAACCGAAGAATTAGTCATTTTATGGTATGGGTGGTCTCCATTTAACACCATGAGTAAACAGAGAAAATTACAAATACAACATAGAATGCCACAATCAGATAAAAATAGAGGGTTTGGAACAAGTCACCTCGTTAGTGATGATGTATTGGAAAATCAATATATAAAAGATTTTTTACCTAGATCGAGAGATTTAACTGAAGATTTAAAACTACTTATGGGGGAAAAGTGAATAAAATTAATTATATTCCAGCGTTCTATATCGGAGAAAGAAAACACTCTGGTTATGCAAAAGAATTGCAAAATAATCAATTAATAATGGTTGAAAAACAAATAGAGGCTCTTAATAAGACTGATATTCAATTTGTTACTTTTGCTTTTAATTTAGATGACATTACTATGTCACAAGAAATCGAAGAAAAAATCAAATCTTATAATATTAATTTTAATTATGAATGTTATTTTAGACAAAATAAAGGGTGTAGTTATGGCGCTTGGAATGATGTAATAATTAAAAATTTAAATGATTTCGATTATTTTTTCATCATTGAAGATGACTTTATTCCAATAGTAAAGGACTTTTATGTTCCGTTTATTGAACGTTCAAGTTATGAGATTCCCTATGTTTGTGAATTTACTGATTCAGAATGGAAAGGTCTACCCCATGCTTCTATCCCGCATGGAATTATGCGATCAGATGCATGTAAATTCATATATGAAAAATATGGAAACATATTAAAGACCTACGAACAAGATAATAGATTAGAAACTTTTTATAAAATTCAAATGGAATGTTATGAATATTTTATTAATGAAGGTTTTGGTATTACTGATATTTTAGATTCATACAGTGCTCCATTTATGTCTAGTCCGACAAGAACTGTAACAATCTTTGGTGATCCTAAAAATCCTGTATTACTCGATCCTATTATTTTGTAATAGTATCAACTATCTGACGAATACGAGTAATATAAATAGACTATATAACAACCACAGTGTGTTGAACGAATGAAATCATTTGCAAATTTTTTAGTCGAAGAAACAGAAGATACGAAACTTAAGCATATTCACCATGCAGAAGATAGACCTTTTTTACATGGTGCTGCTGGTTTTAGTCATGCAACAGGTGCTTTGGAACAAGCACATAATCATATTTTAAGTGGTGGACATGGTTCATCGCTTACTATGAAATATGATGGTTCTCCCTCAATTATATTTGGTACGAACCCAGAAAACGGTAGATTTTTCGTAGCATCTAAATCTGCGTTTAATAAAACACCAAAAATCAACTATACACATGAAGATATTCTAAAGAATCACGGCCATGCACCTGGTTTGGTAGAAAAACTTCATTCAGCATTAAATCATTTGCGTAAAGTGACACCTAAATCTGGTGTATACCAAGGTGATATGATGTTTTCTGGTGACGATAAAAAGGAATCCAAACGCGGTGTATCATTTACTCCTAATACTATCACCTATACTGCAAAGGGGGATATGGGAGAAAAAATCAGAAGAGCCAAGATGGGTGTAGTTGTTCACCAACAATATCGTGGAGATCAACTCAATGATATGAAAGCAGACCCACATCCCGATGTGCATAATTTTGGACAACATCCTGATGTATGGCATCAATCTGCCGAACATGATACGAGAAATTCTCATTATAGTTCAGAAGATCAAAAACAATTCCAAAAGCATATGGATGCTGCTAAACGATTACATAAAGAAAATGCTGCATTTATGTATTCTGCTACTGCTCCACATCATGGTGATGCCAATCATTTAGCGACATATATTAATGACACCGTTAGAACTGGTGATACACCATCTTCCGAAGGGTTAATGAAACACATAAATGATAAGTATACTAAATCTGCAAGTAAGTTAAAAACTCCTGCTGCACAAAGCAGAAAGATGAATCAATCAAATGAACATTTGAATTATATCAAACAAAATAAAAAACATTACGATAACTTATTAAATATGCATGGTCATCTTCAAAGAGCCAAGAATGTTTTGGTTAATGTATTGAATCAACATAGTGGTGGATTAGAACATGATATTGATGGTAAAAAAACAGACCCAGAAGGTTTTGTAGTTAATCATGCGGGACAACCAACTAAATTAGTTAACCGTGAAGAATTCAGTAAAGCAAACCTCCTAAAAGTAAGAAAATGAAGAGATTCCTAGACGTTATTGCAGAAGAAGAAAAGAAGTCCAAGAAAGCAGTATTGGCTTTCGGACGCATGAACCCACCAACCAGTGGCCATTTGAAATTGATCGATAGAGTTCGTCATGTTGCAGATAAAGAAGGTGCATCACACCATGTGGTAGTATCTCATTCTCAAGATAGTAAAAAGAATCCATTATCTGGTGAAGAAAAGATCAAACATCTTAAAAGATATTCACCAGGTACTCGTTTCTCTGCTTCTTCTAAAGAACACCCAACTATTCTTCACCATGCTGCTAAGTTACATGCACAGGGACATGACCATTTGATTGTAGTTGCTGGTTCTGATCGTGTAAAGGAAATGCATGACCTTTTACATAAGTATAATGGTAAAACAGCAGGTCATGGACATTATCATTTTAAGAAGATTGAAGTTCGTTCTGCTGGTCATCGTGACCCAGATGCAGAAGGAACAGAAGGTATGTCTGGCACTAAAATGAGACAACATGCTAAGAATAAGGATTTCTCTTCATTTAGACAGGGTGTACCACATCATGTTTCAGATGAACATACAAAAGAATTAATGCATGATGTTAGTCGTGGTATGGGACTTCATGAGGACGTTAATCACGGAGCATTCAAGGCAATCTTCGTAACAGGTGGTCCTGGTTCTGGTAAAGATATTATTATTCGTGAAGCGATTGCAGAAAAAAGAAGTGTAGAAATGAATTATACACAAGCACGATCTGTATTGAGTAATCTACACAAAACCAATGATTTTAGAGTAGAATCTATTCATAATCGCACTCCATTAATTATCAATGGACCCGCAGAAGATTTAAATACTATTATCGGTATCAAAGAACATCTAGAATCCCTTGGATATTCTACTATGATGGTATTTGTTGACACTACTAATGAAGCAAGTCAAGAAAGAAATCAAAAGTTGTCTCGCATGATGGTAGAGTCAGTTAGACAAGAAAAATGGATACAGGCACAATCCAACAAAGAGATATTCAATACTCTATTCAACAACTTCATTTATTTTGATAATAGTGATAGTATCGAGTCCATAGAAGAAGATATTACAATAACTTACCAAAACATAAATAGTTTTTTGGACGAAGAAGTTGCCCAATACTTATCGTATGAATGGTTTAAGAACCGCAATAAATTGAATTTTAATGAAATGTTTAATAAGAATTCTAAACGAATTCAGAAGTCAACAGTAGTTAAATATAATCCAGAATATAAGGCATCAGGACCAAACGATATCACACCAGATAATAGAGCCGGTGAATCACAAATAGATGATATTAAGTATGATGCGCCTAAGAGAACAAAAACTTATACTTTCAGAACATACAGTGAACAACAACAACCTAAGATAAAGTTTACTGCTCCTCCAAAGGAAAGTAACTTCTCTAAGGATAATGATAAAGTTAAAAATAAAAAAAGATACTCGGACTCACCAACAGTTAATCAAAGAATGAGAAATACTAATGGTGTTGGTCCAGAATTTGATACTAGACAACAGGGTACGGTTTATCCAATGTCCGGTCTTGGTGATGTAACATACAGAGAACAGACTGAATTTGTTAAATCTCTTCTGAAAAGAGTAAAAGAAGCCATTGATGATCCAGGCGCAGTAGATATGGGAGTTGGAGGAACTTTATGCGGATCGACTAATAAAGAACCTATGCAATCCTATAAAGATCAAGAAAGAAACATCGGTATAAAAATAACTAAGAAAGGTAAAAAAATGTTTAATAATAAATTTACAAATAAAGACCCTGTTGCAGAAGAAATCAAAAAAATCATCGGAGAAAGATGGGACGATGATGAAGATGATGACGTTGCAAAAGCAGATAGAGAATTAGCAAGAATGAAAGTTAAACCTATCAAGGCTGATACTAAAACTGACCCAGACAAAGAAATGTCTAAGTTGGCAAAGAGAACTCCAAAGGAAGTTGACGAGGAAGTTGTCGTTGAAGAATCCCGAATTTCCGCGTTAGAATCTTTTTCGGATTCTAAATTAAGAAATTTTCCTGGGTCTAATAGGAATAGACCAATACCATCAGAAAGAAAATGGACTGATGAAGAAAAACGAAAAAGATTTGATGATTGGGTAAAATCAGTTGCAGAAAGAAAAAAGAAAGAAATGAAGGAAAACTTTGCTGACGGGAGACACCCAGAAGATAAAGAAGATGTTGAACTTCAAGAAAAGACTCTTACTCCTGCTGAATCCAAGAAGAAAGAAGAAATTGTAAAGTCCATGAAAAAGGACAAGGAAGGATTCAAAGAAAGATATGGTAAGAAAGCAAAGTCAGTAATGTATGCAACCGCTACAAAACAAGCAAAGAAAGTTGCAGAAGAAGCAGAAGTCAATGAAGCAAAAGGACCAACTTCTACTTATGGGTTAGATACTTTTGCAACTAATGAAGAACCAGTAACCCCATTATCAAGAGCAAAAGAATTAGCTCGCACTGCAATGTCTCGTATTAAAAACGAAATGTTAGGTAAGGCTGGTGCAACTTCTGAAGAAATAGACCCTACTATCAAAAGTACTGATACATTAAAAGGTCGCATTAAAGGTGGTAAAGACGATGATGTTGGTCCTGCTGCAACTGGTCGTTCTACCAAAGTTAAATTTACTCCAGGCCCAAAATAATGGATAAGAAAGTAGAAAAATTAACTACTCTGATTAAAGGTAGGGTGAAGGAACGCCCTACCTTTGGTACAGACCCCAATGACCCTTGGTCTGCAAAAGCAGGGATTACTGAATCTGGTACATTAGATTCATATCTAAAATCCAAAGGTATAGACCCTATGCGTGTGAGTCAACAAACCAAAATATCTCATGCAAAAAGTAGTACTTTTGCGAAGTGGAAACAAGATCGTAAGTTTTCTGAAGAAGTTGAACAGATTGACGAAGATGACCTTCTTAATAAGTATCTTAGAACCAAAGGGTTAAACCCCAAAACTGCAAGTAAGATATCTAAAATTGCTGCTTCTAAAACCGGTGATTTTAATAAATGGAAAAGAGACCATGTAAGCGGCGGTCGATTACCAGAACAAATGTCTTTTAAACATTCTTCGGTTATGAGAAGACAGAAAATGTTAGATAAGGCATATAATAGATTAAAACCTATTCGTATTGCTGGTCCAGACCTTCATGGAGGTCATCATGGATTGAAAAATGAAGAAACTGATAAGAAAGATACAATAACAATGGATATTCCTTTGTTGATTCGTATACTTGAGTTGGTTCGTGAAGATATAAAGACGGATGCTGATCTACATCGTGTAGTTGAAAAACTTATTGATATTCGCAATAAAGGTACTTTAACGATGGATGATTATGATACTGTTTCTAATATAAAAGAACAGTATGTTCCAGAAGATACATATCAAGATAGTTATGCTGCAACACAAACTACTGGACCAGAAATAACTAGCACTGATGATACTGAAAAAGAATCTGGTTATTATAAATCATCTAAAGCCGCTAATATGGTAAAGTCTCTTTTAAAAAAAAGAACTGTTAAAGAAGACTTATATGACCATGAAAAAGAAGATAAGTCAGTAGAAAGTTATGGTAAGAAACCAAAAATTGATACAAGTCCTATTGACCCAAAATCCGCAGGTATTGTTTATGGTGGAAAGACACTAACTAAACAACCAAGGGATACAATAGAACTTGACCCTATGATGAAGAAACCTGATGTTACGCCCGATTTCCAAAAGAAGGCCAATATTGATAAGAAATCAACAAACGATAAATAGATAGATAAACTTATAAGTTTTTTTAAGGAGAAATAAAATGCCATCTTGGGGTAATACCGATTCAATTTATGATAAGCCACACTGGCCTTATGAAAGACAAGTTCGCCCATTCGCAACATTAGTTACTGCTGGTGCAGTAACTACGGGTAATACTATTATATTCGCTGGTACTAATTCATTAACCGCAGCTAATATAGGTATTGTTGCTGGTATGAGTGGGTATGCAGCAAACCTTTCCATTTCTGGTGAAAATGAATTCTTTGCTTCTAATAATACTGTTGTTTCTGTAACTGGAAACAGTGTAATATTCAGAGCTAACGTTTTTGGAACCATTGCATCTGGAACTTCTATTGATTTCGGAATCCCTATCCGTTACAATGAAGACGGTGCAAATACTTACTTTGCTGATACTGTTATAGTATCTAATGGACGTTTAGCTAATACTGTTGGTTTTGCTAATACTGCTACTGCACATAAAGGTTGGGTTCGTGTAAGAACTGGTACTGGTGGTCGCGCTGGTCGTGTTCAAGTAGAGACTCTTGTTGCTCTTAGTAATGTTGTTACTTCTAATACATTATCAGGTAACACCAGTAATTCTACTGTTTACTACTCTGGTCTGTAATTATTGGGGGATTTATCCCCCTTTATTAAATTATGCAAAATTTAACTGATGATAATTTCCTGATATATGCAATGAAGTGTTATAATTCGCCTCATTGCATTATGTCAGAATTTGAAGGTGATATTAAAAGAACTAAATATTTGAAAAGGTTATTTCGCAAATACAAAATAACCAAAAAGTTAAAAGAAAGACTAATTTTAAATCATATTATTTTATTAAATAATGTTTTTGGACCTGTTGCAACATCAAGAATATTATTTTATAAAACCGACGAAAGAGATTATGATATTCTAAAGACATTCTTAGAATATCTCGATATCATGCCTGATGAAGTTGTGGGTATCAGAGGACGCAATATTCATACTTCAGATATTCCTTTAGAACCTAATATTGTAGAGATATTAATAAACATATGAAAACATTTACAAAATTTAGAGAATCCTTAGAATCTAAAAATCCTAAAGAATATGATTACGAAGGTGAAATGGCCAAGAATGACATGGAAGTAATTACCATGCATTGTAAACATGTCACTGATATGTTAGATGATACAACTAATCTTCCAGAATGGGTTCAAAGTAAAATAACTTTAGCTAAAGACTATATGTCAACAGTATGTGATTACTTACATTCTAATTTAGATGAAGAAACTAAAGAACCAACAGGTGATCTTAAAAAGGCATGTTGGAAAGGTTATACTGCCATCGGTATGAAAAAGAAAGGTGGTAAAATGGTTCCTAATTGTGTTCCAGAAGAAACTCAATTAGATGAAAAATCTGCTGCATGGCAACGTAAAGAAGGCAAGAACCCAGAAGGTGGGCTCAATAAGAAGGGTATTGCATCTTATCGTAGAGAGAACCCAGGTTCTAAGTTAAGTATGGCAGTAACTACACCTCCTTCTAAGTTAAAGAAGGATAGTAAGGCTGCAAATCGTAGAAAGTCATTTTGTGCAAGAATGGGTGGTATGCCTGGTCCTATGAAGGATGAAAAGGGTAGACCAACTAGAAAGGCATTATCACTGAGAAAGTGGAATTGTTAATGAAGACATTCAAACAGTTTATAAATGAAGATGGAATGGGTGGGGGAGCAATTGCCTCTGCCGGACCAAGTAATGTAGTTGGTAGTGGTGCAATTGCTGGTAGCGGGGGCGCAGGTGGTGAGCCAGGTGTTCACCTTCCTAGAAAAAAGAAAAGTCCTGTTATGGGGACAATGTATAAAAGAAAAAGTTATTGAAAAGCAATTTTCACTGAGTTGACTCGATAGTAACTTCTAAGTCAGAGATATACCCTTTAATTAGGGTATCTCGCTTTAACAATTTATCAATTTGTTCTTGATTCAAACAAGAAACATCACTACTAGAAATTTTTGGTATTTCTGGTTTGACTGGTTTCTTTATTGGAACAGAAACGTATACTATTCTTTCTTTAATTGTTGGTTGTATAGTACATCCACTAATCATCAAACACGTTAGTATCATCACTAGTTTTTTCATCTTTTTTCTTCTCTTTTGATTTTTTCACTGCCACTTCAGTCTTTTTAGTCTGTTCCTTTTCTACTATTTTGGCAATATCATCTGGAGTAAGTGCATTACCTTTTTCTGCAAATACACTAATTAAACCAGATAATGTTATACCTAGTGTTACAATGGCTTCTTTCTGGTTGGCATCAATAACTAAACCGAAAGCAGTTGCTAACCATACAAACCCACGCCATGTGCTTGGTTCTTTTAATTTTTCTACGATGTAACCTAATGTCTTATTCATATGTTTACCTTAAAATATTTGTTTATTAGTATTTATAAAAATAAGGTCAAATAAATATAAAAGAACTTTTTTCTTTTCCCCCTATAGGAACCAAAATGGCGGATGACTACACGGATTTAAAAGTTGATGTTGGTGTTTTAAAAGCACAAATCGCCACTATAACAATATTATGTCAGAAAATGGATACTGTCATAGAAAAGATAGTAAACCAACAGGACAGATATATTTCACAAATATATGAAGACATGGAAAAAAGAAGAGTTGAAAAAAATGTGGAGTTAAAAGAAGTCCATAATAGAATCGATACCGTTATTGATAAAGTTCAATTAACTGAACATAGAATAATGGAAGAGATAAAAGAATTGAGAAAAGAAATGTCAGATAAGTTCGAACAGGAACAAAAATCTGTAGATAAGTTACAGGATTGGAAATGGATGGTTGCTGGCGGAATAGTTGTAATTTCATGGTTGATTTCTAACGTGGACTATGATACAATAGTTAAGTTATTAAAATAAATTTTACTTGGTTATGAGGTCGTCATGAGTGTCTTTGTTGACAGAAAATATCTTTTATTGATATCACCCAAACTTAAATTGTTTTCACAGAAGAAACCAGACCTATACAACTTTAGGTGTCCTATCTGTGGTGATTCACAAAAAGACAAAAATAAATCTCGCGGTTATGTGTTCAAAAGAAAGGATGATTATTTCTTTCGGTGCCATAACTGCTCTGCATCCTTGAATTTCTATAATTTCTTAGAGAAGGTACAACCTTCCATTTTGAGAGAATATTCTTTAGAACGGTTTCGTAATGATGAACCAAAACCAAAAGAACCATCTATAGAAATTCCAAAAACGAAACCAGTATTCAAAAAGAAACTAAAACTCAAGATGGTTTCGGAACTTTCTGATACACATCTTGCAAAGAAGTATTGCATAGACCGAAAGATACCAGAGGAATCCCTCTATAACCTCTACTACGCTCCAGATTTCAAGAAGTTTGTGGAAGACCTCGGTGTAGATAAAAACAACCTCATAGACGACGACAAGAGGTTGGTGATACCATTCTATGACAAGAACAAGAACCTTGTTGCTCTACAGGGAAGGACACTAACCAATTCGAATATGAGATATATAACTGTGAAAATCACAGAAGAAAGTGAAAAGTTCTTTGGGCTGGATCGCATAAATGAAGATGAGAAAATATATGTTGTCGAAGGTCCAATCGATTCTTTATTTTTAGAAAATGCGATTGCAACTGCTGATAGTAACCTCACTCGCGTAGATCAATTGTTCGATAAGA